GTGCTGTGGACGCACCAAGCCGATATGCTGGCAAGCCATGTTGCGGGGGTGTGACCGCCATGACCGATAGACACGAAATTGATATACGAAGGCTGATTGAAAATTTGCAACAAAGCGTTGACACAGTAAACATGACAGCAAATCAGGTGAAAAGCATAATGGGGCTGGTCGAAAAGGGAATTAACATTTGTGAAAACTTCCCTGTAACCGATGTTTCGCTTCCTGAATTTGCACTCATTGTTGAGAAAAATGCCATTGTTATCAATTATATGCCTCAAAGTCCTAATAAGTGGAGCGTTTTTGTGTTTCATCATAAGGGATTGGGATTAGGTGAAATCGAAAAGGTCAATTCCGTTATTGTCCCGCTCATTGAAGACACAGATGACGAGGAAGACCGCTACTGTGTCATTCTTGCCGCACAGATGTTTTCTATCATTCAAAATCGTCTCTTACAGGAAAAGGATGATTTTGAGGTAGCGGAAAAACGAGTACGGAAGAAATCTCACGGAAAGAAGACCTCTCGGAAAGGCGGAAGAAAGATTCGCTTGTTAAAAGCCTACACCCTTGTCCGTGATACACCTATTCACATCAATCATAAACACGGAAAAATCACTTGCCCTTGCTGGGGCGTTCGTGGACATTACAGACATTATAAGTCTGGAAAAGTGGTATTCATAGAAGCCTATCAGAAAGGTAAAGATCGTTCTCGCTATACCCCAAAAGAGTATATGGTCTTCCAAAAGGAGAGTAAAAAATGAAAATCATTGAACCTTCTGTGGAGCTTATCAACGCTCCTGATTATAAGACCCTTCTGACCACCATCGAAGCCGCAGGGCGCACTTGCTACAAGTCCGAGGACAAGATCACGGACGGAAGCGCAGAGAAGTTCGTCCGGGGCATTATCAAGCGTGGTCACGAAGCTGTCATTGAGCATGGCTCTCTCACTGTCCGCTTCATCTGCGACCGGGGCGTGAGCCATGAGATTGTCCGTCACCGTCTGGCGGCGTTCTGTCAGGAGTCCACTCGGTACTGCAATTACGGTAAGGAAGGCTTCGGCGGAGAGATCACCGTCATTCGTCCCTCTACCTTCGCCAAGACCGACTCAACCTACCACATCTGGAAGCGGTCGTGTGAACACGCTGAGGTCGCCTACTTTGATCTGCTGAACGAGGGTTGCACCCCGCAGGAAGCTCGATCTGTCCTTCCGAACAGTTTGAAAACCGAGGTGGTCATGACCGCTGATCTCAGAGAATGGCGGCATTTCTGCCGTATGCGCTGTCCCGTAGCAGCTCACCCCGATATGCGGGTCGTTGCCAATATGCTCCTGACCCTGCTGAAACAGACCTATCCCGTCTTCTTCGAGGACATTGAGGTATGAGGATTAAGAAAGCTGGCGGCAAGGTGTTCGGTGCGGTCTTAACTGCCGCCGAGAAGAAAGCGATGGACATGGAAATCAATCGTCAGATTGTGGAAGCCGACAGGCGCTACGCCGATGACATTGACGCTATGGTGCTTTACACCCTCCATGTTCACCTTGGTTTCGGCAAGAAGCGCCTGCGGAAATTCTATGACGCTTTCTCCGCCGAGCATGACCGCCTTATCCAGTATTATCAAATGCCGGACGATTACACATGGCTCTGCAAAGAAATGTTGAAGCGTATCGGCGTTGATGTTGAAGCGTGGAACAAAGAAAGGAAAGAACCCGATGAAACTGAAAAGCATTAACGGTAAAGTGCCGTACATCATGGCTGCTGGAAAGGACTTCGTGAAAGATGAAATGTCGCTGGCGGCGGCAGAGCAGATTTGTTCCCGTGGAACACAGACCGCCAGCAAGCTCTTTCCCGATTTCCCCATCTGCGTAGATGGCAAGTTCTATTTTGCTGGAACCTCGACAAAGCCCAAGTCCAGCAAGTCTAAGACCCCTTGCGGGGGCTGAGATTTTCAATCTTCCTGTGGTTCGTCACCATTGTCGCAGTCCTTTGTCTGAAATTACCCACGGTTGAGGTCGAAAAACCTTCTCCCGTTGTCGAGGTGGTAGAGGTAGTCACCCCGGAGCCAGAGCCGGAGGTGACACCTCAGCCGTGGACAGACGAGGAAGTGATTGTACTGGCGAAAATGCTATGGGGAGAAGCCAGAGGGGTCAGCTCTGACGCTGAGAAAGCTGCTTGTGTGTGGTGTGCGCTCAATCGTGTCGATCATGGCTACGGCGACATTATAACGGTCGTGACTACACCTAAACAATTCGTAGGGTACAACGAGGAAAACCCGGTCGATGATGGTTTGATTACTCTCTGTATAGATGTACTGACCCGCTGGTATGCAGAGAGAGAAGGTCAGGTTGAAGTCGGTCGTGTCCTCCCTGCGGATTACCTGTGGTTCTCTGGCGATGGCGAGAGAAACCACTTCCGCAACGCCTACCGTGGCGGCGATAGATGGGACTGGTCTTTACAGAGTCCGTATGAAAGCTGAGGTAAGCCTATGAGCTATTTGAATATACCCGCTGAACTCCGAGCAGAAAAGGCATGGGTCAATGTGTGGGACGGGTCAAAGGTTCCTATGCAGGCCACCGTGAGAAAGGCGGCTTCTTCCTCTAATCCTGATACATGGTCAAATTACATTGACGCTGAACACAATGTCCAGCACGGCTACTATGACGGTCTTGGCTATGTGTTTCACGATACAGGGGTTGTAGGTATCGACATTGACGATGGCTTTACTGATGGGCTTCTAAACCCGCTGGCGGCTGACATTATCGGTCGTTGCCACTCCTACACGGAAAAGTCCAGAAGTGGGAGGGGGGTTCACATTCTCGTTCGTGGTGAGTTGCCCTTCAAGGGCAAGAACAACCGTGCCGCCGTGGAGATTTACAAGAGCAATCGGTACTTCATCATGACCGGCGAGGTTTTGATCTTCTCCGAGATCATTGAAAACCAGTCAGCGATTGACTATGTGATCGAGAAATATTTTCCCGACACACCGAAGGAAAGTAGCTCAGGTACGGTCGCCCCTCAGCGTATCTATTCCCCCATCTATCGCCGTCCTGAAAACGGCAAGCTGCATTTGAAGCCTGAATACCCGCCTATCACACCGGGAAGCCGGAACCTCAGCCTGACTTCTCTGGCGGGTCAGCTCCATAACCAAGGATACACCAAAGCAGAGATTTACAAAGAGCTGTTGTACGCTAATCAACAGGCTTGCAAGCCGCCGCTCCCTCAGTCCGAGGTCGAGTTGATTGTTAACAGCGTGACCAGATACAGGAGGTAATTATGAAACCTTATCAGCGTGGCGATGTTGTTGTCATTGATGTTCCCATGCTTGCCAACAGTCATATTCAGGCCGGTAAGCGTCCGTGGGTGGTTGTGCAAAACAATGTCGGCAATCAGTTTTCTTCCACCAGCATTGTCGTTCCCCTGACCACTAAAATCAAGCGACTGGAAATGCCGACCCATGTGGCGGTCACTTGGGGTTCTTTACAGCCGAGCATGGTTGAATGTGAACAGGTGCGTGTCGTAGATATGTCCGATGACTGGGAGTACATCTGCACTCTGCCGCCTGAGATCATGCGTCATGTGGACACCGCTTTGAAGAACGCTTTCTTCTATGGAAGGGGGGGGGAGGTGTAAATAATGACAAAACTCGAATATGACAATTTGCAGATGGCGCTATCTGCCCTACTTGATAAAGAGCGGATATATCGCAAGCGTATAAGCGGTAGTGAACAAGATGGTTATAAGATGGGTGTCCGAGCTTGTAAAAGCGCACTTTCCAACTTTAACCCAAACAGAAAAGACAAGAGGGGTGAAATCCATGAGTGATGAAGTTATGACAGCTCCCGAAGAACAAGCTCTTTTCCAGCTCTCTAACGGTCGTTACATCATGGACGAAGCTCAGTCCCGTGTGATGTTTCAGATTAAGGAAGCACAGCCGGAGCATAGTCACCCGATCAGCGGCACGGGGTATTCGTGGGACGAGTCCGGCATGGCGGAGTTGTTCTCCGAGTGCTACAAGAATGATACCCGCTACTGCCCCGAAGCGAAAAGCTGGTTCACCTACTCCGAGGGGGCATGGCGCAAGGACACGGGTTCTCTGCTGGTAGCGGAAAAGATCAAAGAGTTCTGCCGCCTGATGGCTCTCTATTGCGGTGAGATCACCAATGAAGAACGCCGCACTGAGTACATGAAGTTCATCGTAAAGATGGGCGACCGGCGCTTCCGTGACCGGCTGATGAAGGACGCTGCCAGTGTGCTTCCTATCGCTTCGGCGGAGTTTGACGCAAACCCCTACCTTATCAACTGCAAGAACGGCACTTTCGACCTCGAAAAAATGGAGTTCCGGGAACATGACTGGAAAGACTTCCTGACTATGCAGACCAACTTCAACTACACCTTGCAGGACGCACGGTGTCGCCGCTGGGAGAAGTTCGTTGCAGAGGTTACTTGTAATGACGAAGACAAGGCGGACTATCTGCAAAAGGCGCTGGGGTACTCTATGCTGGGTATGGCGAACGAGGAATGCATGTTCATTCTCCATGGCAAGACCACTCGTAACGGCAAGTCCACCATGCTCTCGGCAATTCACCACCTTCTCGGTGACTATGCTTCCGTGTCCCCCGTGTCGATCATCTGCAAGGCAGAACGGTCGAAAAACGCCGAAGCAGCGAACCCCATGCTGGCTTCTCTGAAAGGCAAGCGGTTTGTCACGATGGCAGAGAGCAACCAGTATGGCAAGCTGGACGAGGAAACAATCAAGCAACTCACGGGCGGCGAGGAAATCAAAGCCCGAAATCTCTATGAGACTGCTACAACCTTCCTGCCGCAGTTTACCCTTTGGCTTTCCTGCAACGATCTTCCCACCGTCAGCGATAAGTCCCTGTTCGCTTCCGACCGTGTGCGGGTCATTGAGTTCAACCGCCATTTCACCGAAGCAGAGCAGGACAAGAACCTGAAAAATGAGTTCCAGACGCAGGAAGCTATGCAGGGCATTTTCGCTTGGCTGGTCGCCGGGTACTTCAAGTACAAGCGGTTCGGTCTGAAAATGTCTCCCGCTATGCGGAAGGTGGTCAACCAGTACGAGCGTGACAACGATCTGTGCCTGCAATTTCTCGAAGAACGCTGTGAACAGGCTGAGGGGGTCAACACCCGCTCGAAGTCCCTGTTTGACGCTTACAAGATTTGGTGCAAATCCAACGGGTACTTTGCCTGTTCTGCCAAGCGGTTCAACGCTGACATGGAGACTCACCCTGAGTGGCACGGCGGCAAGGTTGTGTATCAGGGCTATCCCGTCTACAAGAACCTCAGACTGAAAGGAGCGTCCTAATGAACCGTTCATGTAACTCTATCCTCTGCCGCTTCGGTATCCACACAGCAGACCCGTATGTTCATATTCAGGTCAAGTGCCGTAATGGTTCTCACCGCTGGCAGAGCAACTATGAAGTCTGTAAGCGGTGCGGCAAGCGGCTAAGAAAAATCCGCATTGTAAAGGAGCGTCCGTGATGAAAATTACTCTTGATATTCCCGATGGCATTATTGCAGGGTTCTTCAATGGTGTAGAGGTCACGGCTCACGGTATGCAGTTGGTGTCCTATCAACTCAGCACTGACGATCTGAAAGATGGTAACACCGTAAAACTCCCTCGTGAACAGAAGGTGACAGTATGATTGCCACCAATGAAGAACTCGCCCTGCTGGAAAAGTGGAAGCGAAAACTCTGCTTGCAGGAGTGGCGAATAAAGCTGTTGACCCACCTTCACCCAGAAGAAATGATGGTGCGTAATACCGCAGGCTGTACCGAGTGGTCAGAAGCAATTAAGACCGCTCGTATTGAGATCATCAACCCTGCCTGCTACGGCGACCGCATTGTGCCGTTCGATTTTGAAAAGACGCTGGTACATGAGCTGCTACACCTGAAATTCTCCTTCTGGTGTCAGAACGAAGATGATGTTGGCGATAGAGTCATGCACCAGATGATTGACGATCTCGCAAGAGCTTTGACGGAAGGTGACAGCGATGATGAAGCCTGAATACTGCCCCGATTATGTGGGCGTTGCCTGCGTTGATGGCACTTGCCCTGTTGCCAACTGTGAAGAATACGCTGAGCGGTGTATGCCTGTCATTTCATGTTGCCGGGACTGCTTCTATTATAAGGGCTGTGAAGACTGTGCAATCTCTGACGATTGCGACCGAATGAAGGATAAACATGAGTAAAAAGTGTGTATGCGGTAACGAAATGTTCACCGTCTTCATGTGTCGTAAGTGCGAACACCTTCTGTATGTCGAGGAAGACGAGGATTTTCCTCAGAAGCTCGGAAAAATCGCCGCTAAAGCCTGTCCCTGCTGTGGTGAACAGGACGAGGGACTGTGGAGACTTCTTGGCAGAGCAGAAGGGTTTGAGGGAACCGTGTTCACGGAGGAAAGCGATGAAGACTGAGAAAAAGAACCTCCGCCGTATTTCCATCGTAGTCACGGCACAGACCAAGGGCAACCTTGAACGGCTGG